TGGTCCACTGCAAGGTTAAGCATCTGGCCCTTCTCATCTTTCCTGAGAACCCAAATCTGCTTTGTCTGATCGAACTCGAGGTAAGCTTCTTTCTTGGCATCAACACTTCCAAAATGTTTCCACGGATATCCAGCTGATGTGTCACGCTGGATCGGATTGCTTGACCCTATCCACGACACACCATTCACAGCTTCAGTCTTTGTCAGCACACGCACACGGACATCTTCATTGCGGATAACTGTCGCGAGATAGTCACCAACATCATCAACAGCCTTGTTGAGAAGCTGTTCATCCATGTCTGCTTGTCGATGATTGAATTTCTCCATACCATTCTCGTATGGCATGAATCCGTCAACTTCTGGCCGAGGATCTCTGCAGTCTAAAACTACAGGCTCAAACTCTGTTTCCTCCTTCGCCAACGGACTCTTCCAATAACGGGTCTTGGTGCTCTGGTACTGCTTGATGATTTGTGAGGTTGAATCATCATACGGTACACCGACAATCAGATATTCTCCATGGACATGTGGTTCAATTGGTGCAATCTTCTGATGTTTGAGAATGCGAATGTCTTCGGTAACTGCTTGTTGTTGATACGTCTCCGCACTTGCTATGAGCTCTTCGATCTCCTCCGCATAAATCAATGCCCCGATACCCGTTCGTTGGCTTGCTGCAGCATGAAGTGCAATAATCTTACGAACTCGAGTTGGATCAGTGAGCATGACAACGGAACCGCAATCGCCTTTCTTTGTGTTGATTGATGCATGTTGGTATGAAACGCCAGTTGCATGGCCATGATAGCGTTGGCCATAGCGTTCAACCCCAGCAACATCAACTGTCTTGCAATCATCAAACACAATGTTCGTCACATGTGTCGTTCGATCAGGGTGGGTTATACAAACCCATCCAGTGTGACTTGCTCTCTCCTTTGAGTCAATGCGTCTCGCAATGTGTCGAACGATGCTCCTGAACTGTGGGCTTTGTTTGTCTACGATGGAAAAGACAACAATATCACGTTTAGTTTCACAGATCATGACTTTTGCCTTATATCTCTCTCCAGATTGGGTGAACAGATCAAAAATCTCACCCACGTCCAAGTTCCCAACAGTATGAGAATTTGTAACCCCCAAACGCCCAGCGATCATGAGACCACGGGCTTTTAAGCTTTCGGGGGTTCCAATGAATACTGTATTAGCTGCAGCCATCCGCATCACATCAGATGCGGCAGGATCTGTCATGGCTTCAGCTATCAATGGGACTTCTTGTTGGACGCTCTGATTGAGTTGTGTATCTGCAAAATGTATTGGAATCTGTGACATTCTTGGTGCTCCATCACCTACAGAAGTGACCAATCCTCCTCCAGATGTATACAAGGAGGCAGGTGCGATAGCGGTTGGTTTGAAAGAAGTGATTTCTGTCTGATCTTTCCGACTGCCTGCATTCCGAGCTGCTTGTGCTGCACGTCGCTGTGCTCCACTCTTCCTTTCGTCTTGAAGCGGAGGAAGAAGAGAAGCGAGTCGCTCGAGAGTTGGATCCCGTTTGCGAACACGCTCTTCATTAGACTCAGTGACAAGCGCAAAGCAATGTTCACAAGACGAAGAGTGACACGTTTTACAATAGTCCATTGCTCGTGTCACAGATCTAGTTGATTTGGCGACTCTCTTTGGCTTCACATAGTCAGGCATAGGATCCTCTTCGTCCATATCCGAACCCCAACTCTCCCAGACTTGCTCGTTCTTTCCGCACCATCCATGTCGGTCAGGATGAGTCTTCTGATGTGTATTAACGAGGCTCTGTATTGAACATCCAAGTCCAAGAGCCAACTTGAACACATAGAAAATTCCATCAACAACCTCCATGATGATTTGCTTCCCAGTCATGTCTGTAGCTCTCTCCTTCTTGATGACCATGGCACGATTCGTAATGTGCTCAAGGACAGGTGTGTCTAGAATGATGAAGAATTCACAAACACCACTTGTCGTCTCAAAAACATAGTCTGCGTCTGTGAAGTGAATCAGAACCGAAATTTTCAAATCAGTTTTCACTCTCTTTGCGTTCGCCATGACCAATGCTTCTGGAAGGTCAGTGTTCACAAGAGATCTGAATTCTTTCAGTATCTTGATGATCTGGAACTTTGTTGTAATGTCGAAATTAGCGATTTCTTCGAAATCAC